AGACCGTGTTTGCAAAATCCGAGGCTTTGCTCAAACCCGATGGGGCCCAGCCACGTATCGTCTACCAAGGTGGCGATATGTACAATCTCGTAATGGGCTCCGTTGTGTACTACCTGTCCCGTCGTATTGCCGAAGAGCTCAATCGCAGGAATCCCAAGAACAAGGGGAACGAGGTCATCTACTGCGTTGGGATGACGGCAGACGAGATCGCTGATATAGTGCACCACACCCCGGGTGAGGCCTTCGAGAACGACTTCAAGAACAACGATGGGACCCAACCCGCCGGTGTTCGCAAGTGGGAGTCCATGTTTTACTACAAACTTGGAGCCCCAAAGTGGTTCGTCCGCGAGTTTGCTCAAAACACCAGTGTGAGGGTGTTCACAAGGTATGGTGTCAAGGGACGAGTGCGGGGACAGCGTTGGTCAGGGGAGGTGACTACCACCACTGGCAACGGCTATGTCAATTCGTGCACCGCACTCGCGGCGCTTGAGCAGGCTGGGATAAGCGAGAGTACCACTTTGGTGTACGGGGACGATGAGCTAACGTATACGCGTCAGGACAGGACTCGTGTTAAGGAGTCATTTGACGCGGTCGCATCAAGCTCTGGGATGAAGTGCGAAGGCAAATCGGTCGAACACCGAGAGCAAGCGACGTTCCTTCGCAAGCGCTTCGTCCCAAGCGTCAATCGAACGTTCCCCGTTCCATCCTTCGGGCGTGTGGTGGCAAAACTCCCTGTTCGATCAAATTTCAACAAGGGGGTGTCAGATGAGGATTATATGGCTGGAAAACTCCTGTCGGCCGCATATGAACATCGCCACATCGCCACATTGCGAACTCTCCTTATGGAAACAGCCGATCAGCTATCATCATCGCCCTATCTCGACATGCGGAATCAGGCGATGGCGTACAAGTACACTGCTGAGGAACTGAAGGCTATGACGATCAATGCTGAGGTGATTGACCCGGACTACTTGGGATCGTTCCTGCGCCGCGTTTACGGGGTGTGGGAGTCTGATCTTGTCCAGTGCTACATATCCGTGTGTGATGGGATCCTTGGATTCCAGCGCGTCAATCGGGTCAAGAACAAAAATGCCCCACCGCTTGCCCCTCGTATACCTCGGGCACTGTGGGACACTGCATTCGAGAACATAGTCACTGTTGACGTATCTCTGTAGGGTCTCCATCATGGTCCGGTGAGTTTCGTTGGTTCTCACCGTAAACAAAAAATAGCACTCATCCAACAAGTGATAAAAAA